TTGAAAGGGGTAGTATTAGGATCAAGATGATGAGCCTGCCAGCGCTTCTTTTAGAGCATGACTTGTTTCCTAAAACTTGGACAGACAAGCACTACAAGTCAGAAGGCTACTTTGCCAATCCCAGCATTACAGAAAAGAATGATAAAATAGGTATTCAATGGTATACAACCAATAACTCTTGGAATCATAAGTACAGGAAGATACCGCATGAACTGGTTGAGAAAGTTGTCAATAAATTCCCTACTGCCGACATTGTTTCTCTGCAAATGGAAAATACTTTCTTGACTAAACACCTAAATTGTGATAGCATGGCAGGTTCCGCTGATGCGATTCAACAGCTAAAAGCGGTTATTGCCATTGACAGCGCAGTATTGCATTTGGCAGGTAGTGTTGGTACTAAAACTTATGGCTTAGTCGGTAACGGTGATAACTTATGTTGGAGATGGTTTCCAAAGCAGCCTAAGACTTCATGGTATGACAGCGTTACTTGTATTTACAATGAACCTTATGACAACTGGGAGACATCTATGACACTTGCACTGGAGGAACTATGCCATTGACTTTAACTGATGTTATGAGTAGACTAAAGCAATTGGACGAAATAACTTTATTGGAGGTGTTAAACATCACAGCAGAAGATCTAGTGGAACGATTTACAGACAAAATTGAAGAAAACTACGAAGAACTAGAAAGAGAACTTAATGACTAAACTAGACAGCTATTCCAGCTTTATCGCTAAGAGCCGCTATGCTCGGTTTCTGAATGACAAAAAGCGTCGTGAACATTGGCCTGAGACTGTTGCACGATACTTTGACTTCCTTGAAGAACAACTCAAGAAGAACAATAATTATGCCTTGACAAAAGAACTTCGTGCTGAACTAGAGCAGGCTGTTCTTAACTTTGAAGTTATGCCTTCCATGCGTGCCTTGATGACTGCTGGTAAGGCTGCAGAGCGTGACAACACTGCTGTTTATAACTGTAGTTACCTTCCTATTGACGATCCTAAAGCCTTTGATGAGGCCATGTACATTTTGCTGTGTGGTACTGGTGTAGGCTTCTCTGTGGAGCAGAAGTATGTTAATCAGTTACCTGAAGTGCCTGATCAGTTGTTTGATAGTGAAACTGTTATCAGCGTTCCTGATAGCAAAGAGGGGTGGGCAAAATCTCTTCGTCAACTCATCGCTCTACTATACTCTGGCGAAATTGCAAAGTACGACCTATCTCGCATCAGAGCTGCAGGAACACGACTTAAGACATTTGGTGGAAGGGCATCAGGCCCTGCACCATTGGAAGAACTTTTTAAGTTTTGTATTTCAAAATTCAAGGGGGCCGCTGGTCGTAAACTGTCTTCCCTCGAGTGTCACGATATTCTCTGCAAAATCGGGGAAGTTGTTGTTGTGGGTGGTGTCAGACGCTCAGCGATGATTAGTCTGTCTGATCTCGAAGATGACAAGATGCGCCATGCCAAGGCTGGTGCTTGGTGGGAGCAAAATGGTCAGCGTGCTTTGGCGAACAATTCTGCTACTTATCTTGCTAAACCTGATATTGGGCAATATCTGGATGAGTGGACTTCTCTTTATCATAGCCATTCTGGTGAGCGTGGCATTTTTAGTCGTGCTGCCGCAAAGTCTACGGTAGCAAAACTAGGTCGCCGTGATGTCAACTATGACTTCGGTACTAACCCTTGCTCAGAGATCATCCTGCGTCCTTATCAGTTCTGTAACCTGACAGAGGTAGTTGTACGCTCCACTGATACGCCTGAGTCTCTACTGCGTAAGGTGCGTATCGCTACCATCATGGGTACTTTCCAGTCAACTCTGACGCACTTCCCATACCTTCGTAAGGTCTGGAGCAAGAACACTGAAGAAGAGCGTCTGCTTGGTGTGTCATTGACCGGTATTCTTGATAACAAATGGATGGGTGAAGTAAGTGACGAGACTAAGAAGCATCTTGAATCAATGCGTGATGAAGCCGTTCGAGTCAATGCTGAGTTTGCAACTACTCTGGGAATCCCTCAGTCGGCTGCGATCACTTGCGTCAAACCTTCTGGTACTGTCAGTCAGCTTGTTGATTCTGCCTCTGGTATTCACACTCGACATAGCCCTTATTATATTCGCCGTGTTCGGGGTGATAAGAAAGATCCTCTCACGCAATTTCTGATCAATGCAGGCATCCCTGCTGAAGATTGTGTAATGCGTCCAGAGTCAACTACTGTCTTCTCATTCCCTAAGAAGTCACCTGATGGCGCTCGTGTGCGTGAGGATTTGACTGCTATTGATCACCTAGATGTGTGGCTGATGTATCAGCGTCACTGGTGTGAGCATAAGCCTTCCGTCACCATCTCTGTTAAAGAACATGAGTGGATGGATGTAGGCGCTTGGGTGTGGAAGAACTTCGATGAAGTCTCTGGTGTTTCCTTCTTGCCTTACGATGGCGGTACTTATCGTCAAGCACCTTATGAGGATTGCACCAAAGAGCAGTACGAGGAACTATTGTCGAAGATGCCAGCAACAATCAACTGGGAAGAACTAGTTGAGGCTGACGACAATGTTGAAGGAGCGCAGATGTTGGCGTGTACTTCTGGAAGCTGTGAAATCTAAGGAAACTATATGCAAATAACTCTGAGTCTGATTGGTGGATGTATGTGCGGTTTTGAGTATGTCTACGATGACGACTCAGAGTTAAACCATGTAGTTGTAGACTTGTTTATAGTGAGGCTGATGTTTACTTGGGAGAAGAGTTAGTCTTCCAAGAATAAAGCAACCTCTGCTTGTCTACGCTTTACTAGTCCCGGCAGCACTTTACCACCAGCCTTGGTGTACATCATAAAACCTTCAGCAATCTTCTCTGGGGCTTCATTACGAAGTATACGCTGCCTCAGAGTTGATCGCTGAAACCCACCTAAGCCGATGTTGTAAGATAGGCAGACACAAGCATCAAATAAGCCTTGGTTGCCTGCTAAGTTCGGTGCAAGTTTAAGAACACCACGCTCAAAAGAGCCTAGTAACTTCTTAAACCTTTTCTTTAGTTCTTCCTTATCCCATACTCTGTTATCTTCAGGCTTAAGCGGATACTCTTTCCTAATTAAGCCTGTGTAGCCTTCTTTACGCACCATTGGCAAGCGGATCTGATCTTGGTATAAGACTTCACCCCAGCCAACAGTCCAGATATGAGCAGGACAAAGATATGGCTTGTTTCTGTAACCTTCAAACTGGTGCATCACATGGATGCCTTTGTCAGAAGTCTGCACTACTTCTTACCCCACTGACGACTTCCAAACCAGAAAGAAATGATTCCACTGAGCAATGCCATTTCATCTTCGGAGAAGATAACATCGCTTGCTCTAACCATGTCTTCTACAGACTTTACTTCGCCAGAGAACATAAACCAACTAGCCAATGCAATGTTGATCAGTACCAACTCAACAACAAAGATAAAGGTAACTGCGGGACGAACAATGCCATTCATGTTAACTACCCATGTAGACGCACGAGCCATGATAGCCTTATCATGCTCTAATGCAGCGCCTTGACGCTGTGCATCGGTCTGCATTGCAATCTGCTCAGTTTTAATCTCTTCAATCTTAGCCTGAGCAATGAAGCCTTCCTTGGCTAGTTGCAACTCACGCTCAGTCTGCATCTGAGCAAGTTTAAGTTCGTGGGCTTTGTCAGCCTTGTCTTGGAAATACTCTAGTACCTTAGGCAAGCCAGAGGCGAAGAAACCAATTGCTGATGAGATTAGTGATAACATTTTATTGTCCTATAGGTGTTGCTGGAATAATGAAAGGATCTTTTTCTTTTTCGGTATCTGCAGGAATATCCGCAGGAATTACAAAAGGATCTTCTGGCTCAACAGCAGGCTGAACACCTAGTTCTTGTTGTTTACTTTCGCTAGAGAGCATATCGTTGACACCACGACTTAGGTTCAAAGCACCGCCAGTGATCTTAACAGCAGCGTCTACACCTTTTAAGTTATCCAAAGACTCAAGAGTTTTAGTGCTTGTCGGAGACAGGTTTGCAGTCTTTAAGAACGATTTACCTTCAGGTGTCAATAGAATCTTAAGAACATCCGTATCAGATAGTCCTTGAGTAAGTCCGTTGTATGCCCTCAGAAGAACACCAGTTGCTTTAGCAGCTTGATAGCCACCAACGGAGCCAACACCGGCTTCTGCTTTAGAAATATCCTCACCAGCAAGACCGCCTGCTTGTCCTTTAGGTTGAACTTTCATGTTGTATCTAAAGAAGTTGGTAGCGTCTTTCATACGCTCATCAAAGTCTTTCATATTGCTTCCTAAAGAGAAAGACAATAGTTCTTTTTGAGTATCGTCCATCGTGTTATACTTCTTAACGATAGATTCAAAATCATATCCATAAGTACCATCAGCAAGTTTCTTATGGGCTGGTTGTAGAAAGTCTTTGTAATAAGCTGCTCGCAGCCTATCTACAGCTTCTGGTGCTTGTGCTTCTAAGATAGGAAGAACTGTCTTACGCTGGTCTGGAGTAAGTCCTTTAAAAATATCAGTAAACTTTGCATCATCAAGCTGATCCAAAGTCATATTCCTTAATTTTTCAGGCAATCCTTGAGCGATAAAGGCGTTGTATTCTTCGTATCCTTTCTTGACATCGTTCCTAGCGCCTCTAAGAATCAACGCAGCTTTTCTAACATCAGTGTTGCCAACTTTGGTAGCAAGATCAAGGTCTGTCTTAAGACCGCCAAACACAGCAGCGGCTACACGCTCTTGATCACTAATAGTTACACCAGACAAAAGATTCTCTTCACCTGCTGCTTTTTTACCAAAAGCGCTTAGGTTAGCTTGAATCTTGTCAACAGTAGTAAGACCAATCTTCCTTCCTTGGAAGTCAGACATGATAGTGTTTTGAATCTTATCAATTGCTTTTACAGCGGCTGCAGCACTATCAGTTCCTTGTCTTGCAAAGTTTTCTTTAAGACCGTTCAGATTGTCTAATGTAGATGTAATATCAATAGATGGGTTATCACCTAAAATTTCTTTAGCCCTAGAGAACTGTTTCTTTACAGGATCACCAGAAATCTTATACTGCAATGCGTTAACACGCTGCTGAATGGCTTTTGCAATAGGAACCGCAATGGGGCCTTCAGTGAACAAAGGAGAAACACCTTTAAGTGTTTGGTCTTTAGCCCCACGCTCAAGAGTATTGATAATCTCTGCCGTCTCTGGATTTGCTTTAAGTTGCTTTATAAGAGCAGCAATCTTTGGATCACCAGAAGTTTGACCTCTAAGAAGGAATGCTTTTAAATTAGATTGCTCTTGTTCTGGTAGACTATTTATAATGTCTTTTGCTTTGTAAGAACCATAGCCAGCCTTAACTCCTTGAGCAATACCGGTAAGTGTCTGCAGAGAAGCAATAACAGAAGTTGACAAACCGGTAGTGTCAATACCACCTGCCGCAGAATAAACACCAGACTGTGCTAATGTTCCTTTAAGTGTTCTTGTTGGAAGTTGTATTGCCCCACGAGCATATCCAAAAGCAGCCTCTTCTTCTTTTGTTAGTGGCCTCCCAATTGGAATGTTCCTTCCTTTTTCAGACAAATATTGCTTTGTTACATCCGAAAGAGACGGAATGTCAGCACCAAATAAGTTAGCGCCTGCAATAGCAATATCAGGTATAAAAGAAGCAACATCAATAGCACCGGTAGCGATGCCGCCCATGACGGCCTTACCTTTACCTATCTTACTTGTTGCTTTATCTACTTCTGCTATTCTTGTTTTAATTTCTGATGCTTTAAGTTTAGCAGTAGCAGAATCATCACCTTTTAATTTTTCTAGTTCGTCCTCGTACATCTTGCGAACTTTTGCGTAGATAGTCTTAGCCTCATCAATGGTATCAAACCTACCACGAAAGGCGGCTATGGCTTCCTGTTGAGTTAGTTTAGATGCCATCTTATTGTCCTAGAATTCGTTTCTTATATTCTTCGTACCCAAGTTTTTCCCAATTAGGATCTGCTGCTTTTGCTCTCTCAAAACCAGATTTCAATTGGTCTTCAGAATAAGTTTTTGCACCGGCTGAAGATCCTAAAAATGGAGTATAGTCCTGACCATACTGACTTCCAGTGGTTACAATCCTATTCTTTAATGAATTCTCAGCAATCTTAAATTTTTGTTGAACAGTCTTAAACTGCTGAAGCGCTGTTTTAGTATCAAAAGAAGAATAATTTGCAAGGAATTCATTTAAAGCACGAACAGCGTCACCTTCTGTCTGAACACCTGTATTTAGACGGAGAGATTGGTTTCTAAGAGTTTCTAAAGTTGATTTAAACTTAGTGAAAGCCCTAGATGCTTCGTCACTCTTACCGGCTGCTGTTTTAAAAGCATTTGTAAAGTTGTCTGTAGGACTGAGTTTTAACTTACCACTCTCGAGTGTGTTGATAACTTCTGAAACATCAGCAGATGTTCCAATCAGACCGTTGTAATTATCAATACTCTTATCAAGTAGGGAGAAAATACCGGGAGGCATAGTTTGACCTGCTTGTTTCTTAACCCAAGACAGTTGCAAAGAACGCTTAAGAGCAGGGTCTTTAATAGTTTCCAGCATCCTTTCAAACTCTGTCGTATTTTCTTTTAAATCAACAAAGTTAACATCAGCAGGGATAGGCTGACCAGTGTTACCTGCTTCGATCACTCGCTTCCTGTCAGCAGGGGCAATCATTTTTAGCAATTCAGGAGTTACTTTAATATTTTGTTTCTTATCGGGAGATTGGTAAACAACTTTACCTTCTCTAGTAACCAAAGCACCGTCAACCGTATACAACTTATCTTCTTTAGCAAGTTGGTTGCTTAGTGAAAGCGCTTTCAATCCTTCCTCAGTTGCTCCAATAGAGATAAAATCTCCACCAAGCCTCTTAAGAGATTCAGGATCTGTCAGTGCTTCACCACCATATTTACCAAGAACTTCTTGCACTTTCTGTGCTTTAGCCAATTCTGGATTCACCATCTCAGGAAACAACGCACCTGTAACAGCCTGTGAACCCATCTCACCAAACTTGCGGCTGGCTTGATATAAAGGAGCAAAGACACCGAATTGGCTACCTTCTTGAGAAATCTGCTGATTACGAAGCATCCGCATCTTCTCATCTTCTTTAAACTGGTTGTAAAGAACTTCTTGTGGCGTTGCGCCAAATAGACTAGCCATTATTGTCCTCCTTCAATATTGCCATAAGTTCCGCCAAGCATATTAGAAGGCAGTCCTAAAGGATTAGATGTGGTATAAGGAAGATTATACTGACTCGTAAGGCCTAGTTGTCTTAGTAGTTGTTGTTGCTGTTGATTCTGAAAGTACTGTTGACCAGTACTGGCTAGAGTATTCATCATCGCTGATGGCCCAACCAATGAACCTTGCAACTGCGTCTGAGCAGCACCAAGACCGCCTTGTAGAAGTGCTTGAGCGCCAACAGTGTTGACATTTCTACCACCAAGTTGTGCGCCAATCTCAAGAGGCTGCAGCGCTGCTTGCTCAAGCGCTTGGGTAATTCCAAATTGAGTCTGGAACGGTGACAACGCTTTAGTTTGCAAGTCGTACTGCGTTCCCTGTAGACCAGCACCAGTTCCAAACAATCCAGCACCAAAGCCAATACGCTGTTGTGCAGCCTGTTCAGCCTGTGCTGCCAGTTGTAGGTCTTGTTGTCTACGAGCCTGTGCAAGAGCGTTTAGTTCAGGTTGTCCTTGACCAGAGATATTAAGCCCAGCACGCCCACGACCAAACACACCAGCGCCTAGTCGTTGTTCTTCTTGTTGACGAGTAGGGGCCAATAACGCTTGTTGCTGGTTGTAATAGTCTTGAGCGGCCTGTTCAGGAGATTTAGCAAGGTATTGCTGACCAAGGCCAAACAAACCCTGCGCTGCTGCACCTAGAGGCGCTCCAGCGGCTTGTGCTTGCTCTGCTTGACCAAGGCTAGCACCATACAGTGCAGACAGCCTATCTTGCAGTGCCCGAATCTCTGGAGAAGCAGTATAGCCAGCACCAGTAACGATAGGATTACCAAACTCGTCTGTACCCATCTGAAAGTTAGATGTGCCAAACCTAGTGGTCATCCCTACAGGACGGAAAGCCCCAGCAGATGCCGCAATCTCTGCTGCACGCAACTGAGCATCAGCAGAGCGACCCGCTGCTCTTTCAGCAGATCTGCCTGACATGCTTGAACCGAGTAGCCCTAAGCCACCTCCAACTGCCGCTGCTATCCAAGGCATTTTACTACTCCTTAATTAAAACTTGATCCACTTTTTCAGGATCGGTTTCACTAGTAGCGTGGATACAAAACCACACGCAATCTTCTAATGCTAAAACTCCGTGATTCTTGTCTGCTTTAATTTCAATACAAGCAGGAGCCTCGATTACTTCTTCTTTGTCATCCACAACCACAACCACTTTTCCTTTAGCAAGAATAGATAGATGATCGTAGTTATGTTTATGTTGAACTAACTGAGAACCTTTAGGAAATACAGATTCTTTAGCGTATAGTCCAGAAGAAAAATGGTGTTTAATCATTTATGCCTTCATAATGTACGCAAGAGCGTAATATGGGGGTGTAATAGTATGGGTGTGCGTACCAGAAGAACCGATAGTATGAGTGTGTCCTGATGGGCTATTCAGATTAACATCTGAAGTGGATGCATTACCAGAAGTAATGGTTGAATCTGGCCCACGTCCGCTATTGCCAGTAATTAAACTAACGTACATAGTTGTATCATCAGACCAACTTCTACCTGTATATGGCAAATACCAATCATCATCAGTATCATAAGTTCCAATACCGTGATAGTGTTCCATCTGAGCAGCAGTCAGCGTGGTTGATCCAGAAGTACCAGTATGGTTGTGATCACCACCAGCAGATGTAGTGGTAGAACCGCCAGTAGCAGCTACGGCATAAGCAGAACCAGCACCTACAACAAACTTATCACGAAGGTCAGGAGTGCTGTTAGAGCCGTTACACAGATACCAACCACTAGGAATAGTAGCAATGCTGCCTGACCACATAACAATAACACCACTAGGAACACCAGAAGCAACAGCAGTTGTTACAAAAGCAGTGGTGGCAATCTGGGTTGTGTTAGTGCCAGCAGAAGCAGTTGGAGCAGTTGGAGTACCGGTAAAGGTAGGGCTATTACTATCAGATTTAGAAGCAATAGCAGAGGCTACAGCGGTAAGTTCCGTATCAATCTCTGTACCTTTAACAATCTTACCACTATCTCCAGTAGGTAAAGAATCTTTAGCGGTAAAGTTAGTGGCTTTTGTATAGTTTGACATGACTTATCCTTAAATAATTACTTTCCCACCTTTAACACCAATGTCAATCTTCTGGATAGACAGAGGATTACCGTTAATATCTGCTTCCAATCCAATCTGTAAAACTACACCAGATCCACCAAGGTTAGCAGTGAACCGGTCAAGAACAATACCGCCAGAGTATTCAGCGATACCGTACTCTCCAATACCGTATTCGTATACAGTAGCAGCATCTAGCAATCTAGTTGTTGACTGGTAGTTATCAGTGTATTCAAAACCATACTTAATAGCGATAGACTGGTTAGAACCACCAATAACAACAAAGCCTGCCTTCTTCAATACTTTAATATTTGTTGGCTGCTCAAAGTCAAAGTAGTTAGTAAAGTATCGTAGACGATAAGAAGATCCGTTATCGTCGTGACCAAAGTACTTGCCAACATAACCAAGTTTACCAATCAATAATTCTTTAGCAGTGTTAACAAAGAAAGCATGAGGCTCAATACCAGTCCATATTGTAACACGAGCAGCACCATCTTGTAAAGCACCACGCATATCAAAGCAATAAACATACTTAGTTGCTGGTAAAGCTAACAGATAGAAAGCATCTCTGTCATAATAAACAGCACGAATCTTGGTAGTTGTTTCTGATGAAACATTAGTTACCAACTCATCTCGTACATTCTTAGACAGATCACGAAACGGTAGAGACTTCTCCTGCACCACACGCTGAAGGCTACGAACACCAGAGTCAGACAAGAAGATAATATCTGTACCGGTATTAACGATAGAGTCTCTAGCAACGCAGCCTACATTAGAGATAAAGTCTGCAAGAGTTAACTGAGTTACATCAATAGGATTAGCATATACAGCAATGTTATTCCGACCAAAGACAATCAAGAATCCGTTATGTGCAGCTAGTCCTACAATCTGATCATTGTTAGGAAACACTGCATTCAATGACAAAGATCCAGAATCTCCGCCATCAAACTCTGAACCATTAAGCAATTGACTGAAGTAAACTGTTTGTCTATCACCTACAATGTCTGCCATCCAGATACGACCATAAGCAGCTAGTACACAGTTAGGTTTAAAGTCTGTAGTACTATAACCCGGAGGAAGAGAGCCTACATCACCAAGACGCTGAAAGCCGTAGGTTCCGCTATCGTGATCGTGAGCGCCACCACCGCTAACAGGTAGTTCATGGTATACCAGTGCTTCGTGTCCAGTCTGCACAACATAAGCATGTGGGATAGCGTCAGCACCATCACCATACGGTAGAGAAGCTGCCTGCCAGTCATTACCAGAGATAGTATAAGAGACATTACCAGAGTTATCGGTATTACGAATAGTCTTTGCAACTAGTGTAGTAGTGCCGACAAATAACTTATTGTTGCCTCCAGAGAGTAACTTATTACCGTCAACAGGATCAACCATCTCAAACAAAAACTCAATGTTATTGCTTCCTAAGTCAGCGTTACTTGCATTGACAGCATCCCATCCACGCCTTGCACCAATACGCCCATACCTATCAATGACACAGTTTTGTGCAGTAAGAGCAAAGCCTGATGATAACTGAATACTAGATTCTTGAGTATTTAAACCCAAGAACCCCGGTGCAGCAATCGTAGCAGTAGATAATGGTTTAGCCATTAGGAAGCAGTCCAGATAGTTTCTTCAGGATAACGACCAGACTCAATAGAGACATGATCAGCCAAAGAATCTCTATACAACGAGTATGCTTCTCCGCCGCTTAGACCGGCATCTTCACCACGCTCTGCCAATGCTTTAGCATACGCCAAAAGAATAACCGGTTCAGAAGGAACTTTAATTACATCGCTGCTTGCTGACAGCGTGTCTTGAGGCTTAATAATGTTGAAGTAGATATTATAAATACCGTCAGGAATAGGGTACAGATCGACTTGCGTATCGCCATTAGAGTCAACACCGTTAAAGTTATACTTCTCTGGAGAACCTTTCTTGATATCTTCATTCAAGAATAGATCATTCATCTTGCTTGTTGTTTCGTAAGTCAAGAACCAGTTCTTCTCAGAGTTAATGACATCAAATACACGAAAGCGCTGACCAGAACCAGTCATAACATAGTTAAACAGGTCAGGAGCGGTAGTAACCGTCAGCGTCTCTGAAAGAGCGTTCCAGTTGTAAGCATCTTCAACAGTACGCTTAGAATCATTAATAAACTTACCAATAAGTTTAGAATAAGCGTTATCAGTAACAGCGGTAACTTCGTTCTCACGAAGACGCACCAGTACTTCATTAACCATTTCAAGATAGTTCATTTACAATCCCATTTACGAAGTGCAAGTGCTTTACGAGTGGGTCTACCTTTTTCATCCTTCATTGGGCCTTCTACGCCGCTCATCCTTGCACAGAATGACTTCCTACGAGCAGCCTTCTTAGGTGATTTAGCAGCTTCTTTGGCAGACACTGGAGGCTTTAGATTAGCCCCTTCTTTGGCCTTAAAATATGCACGACCTTTAGCGTTCAAACCGCCAGCAGGATTCTGGTAGGCTTTCTTAACCATTTTTCTTAGCAGTTTTCTTAGCTTCTTTAAAAGCCTTAGCGGTAGGAGCGCCTTTAGAACCTACCTTACGCATCTTCTCACCAGATCCAGCAGCGATACGCTTGCGTTTAGCGTTAATGTTGGCATAGAGTCCCGGTTTCATTTCTTTTTTTTAGCCTTTCCTGCTTTAGCCAAAGCAATCGCAATAGCCTGCTTTTGTGGTTTACCTAATTTCATCTCTTTCTTAATATTCTCAGAGATTACCTTGTTAGATTTACCAGACTTAAGAGGCATTAGTATCCCCGCTTAGAACCCATTTTCTTAGCAGGCTTAGGCATAACTTTCTTGCCTGTCTTCATGGCATACTCTTTTGCTTCTTTCTTGCCCTTAGCAGTATAAGGGAACTTCTTTTTATCGACCATTGGCATAGTTAGCCTCCGTGGAATTGAGTAGATTGATTAGTAAACAACTCTATTGTAGCAATGTAAGTAACAGACGATGTACCTGTTTGAGATATCTTAATTTGATCTCCAGCCTCGATAGCTACTACAGCATCAGACAGTAGAACAAACTCACCAGTGCCTAGGTTCTTACCACCAATGATATAATGAGTAGCATTCTCTGAAGAATCATACCAAGTAACAGTAGGGGTGTTAGTACCAGCAGTGCTAACAATGTACATCAAAGACCAAAGACCAGTGTTCTTGGTAGGCACAGTGAAGATAGTCTCTTCTGCTGTGGTGGTCTTTGTCTTGGCTACTGAAATTGTTCTTGACATAATGT